AGAAGGTCCGGCTCTCGGAATTATCCCTATTACAGAAGATAATACGTGTAGGTGGGGTTGCATTGATATCGATGAATATAATTTTGATCACAGCAAGCTCATTCAAAGCATACGAAATCTTAACCTCCCCTTAATAGTTTGCCGTTCTAAATCAGGCGGAGCACACGTATTTTTATTTACTAAAGAAAACATTCCTGCATCATTGATGCAATCAAAATTAAAAGAGATGGCCATCATACTTGGTTATGAAGGTTCAGAAATATTTCCCAAACAAACAGAAATTCTAGTGGATCGTGGGGACACTGGAAACTTTTTAAACTTACCCTACTACAATGATATGAAAGGCTTGCGCTATGCTATCAACGATAATGGCTCCGGTTGTACACTTGAAGAATTTTATCAGCTCTATGATAAGTTTTCTTTGCGAAAAGATCAGGTGGAACAAATTAAAACGGAAAAGAAAAAAATAGAAGAAGCATTTCCTGGAGGACCCCCTTGCTTAAACAAATTGGCATCCATAGGTTTTGGTGAAGGGTCCAGGAATAACGCACTGTTTAATGTAGCAGTGTACTACAAACAATCTAATCCTGATACTTGGGAAGATGAAATTGTAAAAGCTAATATGAAATTTATGGAACCACCATTAAGTAATAATGAGGTTCAACAATTAATTAAATCAGTAAACAGAAAAGGTTATGACAAATACAGATGTAAAGATGCACCTATTAATGCTGTTTGTCAATCTGGTTTATGTAGAACTAAAAGATTTGGTGTAGGTTTTGGAGAAGAAGAAATGCCAATCCTTGGAAGTTTAACAAAATATTCATCAAATCCACCACAATGGTTTTTAAGTGTAGATAAAAAAAGAATTGAATTAAAATCAGAACAACTTTATAGCCCAAACTTATTCGCATTAGCTTGCTTAGATCAAGCAAATTTAATTGTACCAATACCAAAACCAAAAGATTGGAAGCAACATTTTTTAAAACCAATGATGCAAGATTTACAAGAAGTAGAACCATTGGAATCTTTAAATCCAGAAAATGAACTTACAGGACTGTTACAAGATTGGACTACAAATAGACAATCCGCAAGAACTATGGATGACATATTTAATAAACTACCTTTCACAGACGAAAAAAAAGAATTTACTTATTTTAGAATGGAAGACTTTTATAATTTCTGTAAACGAAATCACTGGGAAGTAGATAAAACTAGAACAGGTAATCTATTAAAAAGATTAGAAAATTTTATTGGAGAAGAAAGAGTTCGTATTAAAAAACAACAACCAAGATTAGTTAAAATTAAAACAATGAAACAGACAGAAGCTGCAGTTACTAAAACGCCATATCAAATAGATAATTTTTAATGATAGGAGTTAATTGGCACTTAAAATTTCGTTTAAAGATAGAGGAACTACAAAAAGAAAATGAAGAACTTAAAATTAAAAGCAACATACTAAAACGTAAAGTAAAAAAATATGAAGACAATAATATTAGGACCACCGGGAACAGGCAAGACGACAACGTTGCTAAACCTAGTGGATCAGTTCATACAGCAAGGAATAAGACCTAAACAAATAGGTTATTTTTCTTTTACTAAGAAGGCTGCAACAGAAGCAGCAACTAGAGCTGCGGAAAAATTTAACTTAGATGTAGAAGATGATCTAACTTATTTTAGAACTTTGCATTCTTATGCATTTAATCAATTAGCTATGACTAGAGAGAAGATGATGGGTAGTCAAGACTACAAAGAGTTTGGTGAGAAATGTGGAATACCTATTAAGGTAGCAAAATTTTCTGATGGGGATGGTACATTTAATTGTGATAATGAATATCTTACTATTATAAATACTGCAGCTGTCAAGCGAATGGACCTATTAGAATATTATGATTCAAGAAAAAATATATTAGACATAGAAAGAAATACATTATTTTTATTATCAGAAGAATTAAAAAGATTTAAAAAAGAAAAAGGACTTAAAGACTTTAATGATTTAATTGAAGATTATTTATTAAAAGAAACTACAAATAAGTTTGAAGTATTATTTATAGATGAAGCTCAAGACTTATCTTTATTACAATGGGAAATGGTAAGAAAGATTTGGGCAAGAGCTGGCAAGACTTACATCGCAGGCGATGATGATCAAGCTATCTTTAAATGGGCTGGTGCTGATGTGGATCACTTCATAGCATTAAAAGAAGAAGTGGATGATATACAAACATTAGATCAATCCTATCGTATTCCTGGAGGACCTATACACGAACTATCACAAAAGATAATTAATCAAGTACAAAATAGATTCGACAAAAATTATAAACCTAGAGCTGAAGAAGGAATCTTAAAAAGATATTCTGATATTACACAAGTAGATATGAGTGAAGGTAATTGGTTGGTGTTATCATCAGCAAATCATTTTTTAGATCAGGTTAAAGAAGTATGTGAACTACGTGGCTGGTATTATCAATACAAAGGACGTAACTCTATACCACTTAAACTGTTGTTGGCATTAAACAATTGGGAAGCTTGGCGTACTAATGCTTCATTAAATTATCTAGAGATAAAAAACATATATGAATATTTAGGATCAAACGTATTAGAAGGTTTTAGAAAAGCTAAAACGTTACACACCGATCAAAAATATTTAATGAAAGATTGTAGAGCTGAACACGGATTACTTACCGATAAAGTTTGGTACGATGCCTTTGAAGGTTTAGATAATATCACAGAGAATTACATTCGTAATATGAGGGCGAATGGTGAGATGATAAACAAAAATCCTCGTATTATAATGTCAACAATACACGGAGCAAAAGGAGGAGAAGCCGACAAAGTTTTATTGATGCAAGATATAACTAATGCAGCGCTGGAAACGTTTAGTCACGACCCGGATGAATTACATAGATTATTCTACACCGGAGCGACGCGCGCGAAGCGTGAATTACACGTCTTGGATCCAAGAGATTTTGATCGAGCTTATATACTATGAAAAAAAAATATAAAAAACTTTTCGAATCAGGAGTAATAAATAAGGATGCTAAATTAGGAGATTTAAAATCTTTGTTAAATCAGGTTGGAGGAAAACATTACCAAGATTTTATTATTCAGCCAGCAGAGTTTATAAATAAAAACAGGTTGCTTTTTGCGGAGGGCAACGCTATAAAATATATAGTGAGAGCATCTAAAAAGGGTGGGAAAGAGGACCTTCTTAAAGCTAAGCACTATATTGATATGATAATCGAAAGGGATTACAAATGAGAAATACACAAATACCTTTGTTTACTCCAGAAACAGAGTGGGTAATGCCAGAAGAATTAAAAAATCTTAAAGGTGCAAAAGAAATAGCAATAGATTTAGAGACTAATGATCCACATTTAAAAGAGCTAGGCTCTGGTAATGTAACTGGAAAAGGCCATATTGCTGGCGTTGCGGTGGCCGTAGAGGGTTGGTCAGGGTATTTTCCTATACACCACGAGTCCGGCGGTAATATGGATAAAAATCTGGTGTTAAAATGGCTTAAAGATATTTGTAGCCAGGTAGATACTACCTTTATATTTCACAATGCAATGTATGATATCTGTTGGTTAAGATCAGCAGGTGTTATTGTTAAGGGTAAAATAGTTGACACAATGATAGCAGCTTCTTTGATAGATGAGAATAGAATGTCTTATGCATTAAACACGTTGTCTAGATTTTATATAGGTATGGGTAAAGATGAAAGTATTTTAAATGCAGCAGCAAAAGAATATGGTTTAGATCCTAAAAAAGATATGTGGAGATTACCTGCATTATTTGTAGGCCAGTATGCTGAAAGAGATGCGGAAGCTACATTAAAACTTTGGAAAAGATTAGAGACTGAACTTTACACTCAAGAACTTTGGGACGTATTTAACTTGGAAACTAAATTATTTCCTTGTTTAGTTGATATGAGATTCAAGGGTGTAAGAGTTAATCTTGAAAGAGCAGCTAAGATTAAAAAAAATCTTATGGAAAGAGAAGCTAAAATTATTAGTAAAATTAAAAGCTTAACTAATGTTGATGTAGAAATACACGCAGCCAGATCTATTGCAAAAGCTTTTGATAAACTAAAACTTCCATATGATAGAACAGAAAAAAGTAAAGAACCAAGTTTTACAAAAAACTTTTTACAAAATCATCCACACGAATTACCAAAACTAATTGCAGATGCAAGAGAGATAAACAAAGCTCACACTACATTTATAGATTCAATAACTAAACATTCAGTTAATGGTAGAATACACGCAGATATAAATCAGATAAGATCAGATGCAGGAGGAACAGTAACAGGTAGATTTTCTATGAGTAATCCAAACTTACAACAAATACCCGCAAGGCATCCTGAACTTGGTCCTATGATTAGATCTATATTTATTCCAGAAGAAAAAACTAAATGGGGATCATTTGATTACTCACAACAAGAACCTAGAATTTTAGTACACTATGCTAAACTACAAAACTTAAATGGTGTTGATGAAATTGTAGATGCATACAATGCAGGAGATGCAGATTTCCACCAGGTTGTAGCAGATATGGCAGGCATAGAACGTAAACAAGCCAAGACAATTAATTTAGGTTTGATGTATGGTATGGGTAAAAATAAATTAATGGCTGAACTAGGATTAATGAAAGAATCAGCAGAGAAACTAATTAAACAATATCACAGTAAAGCACCTTTCGTAAAACAACTTATGGATAATGTATCTCGTAAAGCAAATGATAGAGGTAAGATTAGAACTTTAGGTGGTCGTGCGTGTCATTTCGATCTTTGGCAACCAGTACAATTTGGTGTGTTTAAACCATTACCATTAGAGATGGCTAGAAAAGAATATGATGAGCCATTAAAACGTGCATTTACTTACAAAGCATTAAACAAATTAATACAAGGATCAGCAGCAGATATGACAAAGAAAAGTATGGTAGCTTTATATGAAAATGGTATAATACCACACATTCAAATTCACGATGAAGTAGACATATCAGTGGAGTCGGATGCTAAAGCAGAAAAAATTATTGAGATAATGGAATCTGCAGTGGAACTTAAAGTTCCAAACAAAGTAGATTATGAACACGGTGCTAATTGGGGTGAAATAAAATAGTGGCTTATTTAAACGCAAACATCCCCGCAACCTATGCACAAATACGAAAGGAGTATTTATATGATCTTAAAAAACATCACGGAGAAGTTGAAGACTGTATTGTCTTTGGCATCACCTCTATGGGTGGGCGTGCAATCTTATTTCATTGCATTATGGAAAATGGTGCAATCTTTTATCGTCTCCCAATATCAGCATTTATTCAAAGAGGATTTAAAATCGAAGATGTACCTAAACGTAGACTTGATGAGTTGGAGTTATGGAATTCTTTTAGTTATTATCCTACTATTACTTCTTGGAATCTCTTAAGCGCAGCTTCAGGTAAGTATATTGGTAAAGATAAGAAATGGCATCACGGCAGCTATCTATTTACAGTTGACTGGGCGCACCCAGATGGTAATATACTAGATACCGATCATTCGGAGATACCACACGAACATAAGTGTGCACATATCATAGCCCTAGACGATGGGAACTATGCGGCTCAGCCAAACAACAGATGTATTTGGGACCTACCTTCTTTCACAGTGAAAGATAATATTCCTGATTGGAAGGTACAAACTAACGAATGGAACGTAGAAGATACAGGTGAATGGAAGACAGAAGACACTGACAATTTCTTTTATGAGATTGAGGAAAAAAAATGAGGACGTTAAATTATGAACATTGCAGAACTATTCAAAAAGAATTTTATATTAGTACCCGTAATAGCTTCTGTATTAGTTGGAACGTTCACTGGTGTTAGATACATTGTTAATCTAACAGACACAATCAACGACAATCAAACTCAAATAATAAATCTTCA